ATAATTAATCGTACGAATGACTTCGCGATTGATTTCCGCAAGGATCTCAGCAGAAAGAATATTGCTGAGTTCGGTTTCAGCGTCAAGACCATGAACTGCCTTAAGATCTTGAGCCAATTCCATCGTGTACTCAGCTTTCAGAGCACGAGATACTGCCGTGACAGCAACTTTCTCGACACTGAATGCCATTTCTTGGAAAGCATTCGTAGCACCATCGCCACGAGCTTCCATATCCGCAGTCGAAACACCAGTTGATACGCTATAACCAGTGACAGCTGAATCAGCAGCACGAGTCGTCGGATCATTGCTGGTTTGAGTTTTACCACCAGTTGCGTTAGCAACAACGAGCTGAGAAGCCGTGTTAGCAACAGCAGAGCGCGAGAACGTGGTATTGGCTTCGTTGAACAGAGCTTCGTCGCCGGACTGGCTGCTGAAGCGTGAACGAAGCGCAAAGATTAGACCAGTCGGACCAGTCATAGGCTGAACGCCGCATACGTCATAGGCGATCAGGTTAGGCATAGAACGACGAACGAGGCTAATTAGCACTGGGTCGAAGATATCAACAGCACCGTCAGAAGCGGTCGAGGAAGAAGCACCCATCGCGTTCGTAGGTGCAGCCTCGCCCAGTAGTGACGGAGCGTTATATCCACCAGAGCCAACGCCCTGTTCACGAGCCGATTGCTCCTGGTTTTCCAAAAGCTGTGCGACAACGTGGCGTTTGTGAGAGTCACCGATCTTATCTAGATCTGGATGATCAAGAACGGGACCCCACTTTTCCATTAGGTTATCAGACATTTTACTCTCCTTCTCCTTTCGAGATTATTTCAAACAATATTTATAAAATGCTATTTCTTAACTTGTCGTGAAATGCTTGCGACATAGGCACCCATGGCACCCTTGGGGGTCGCAGGTTCCTCATCATCAATTTCAATTGGCTCGTCATCAAGACCAGCCGTTTCGGTGATTACTTCTTTCGGACCATCGAAATAGTTTTCGCGGATCGTTTGAAGTTTTTCACGGAAATCTTCTTCGCTTTCAAAATCGACAGCCTCAGATAGAGATTCCATCTTAGCGATTTGAGTTTCGGTCAAACCATCGATTTCTTCAGCGAAAACTACAGCACGCTCGAACTCCTCGTTTTTCTTTTTGAGTTCAATCGTTTCTTCAATCGACTCGTTGAGTTTTGCCTCGAGCTCTTCAACTTTGTTAGCGAGTTCTTCAACAACATCAACCTTCTCTTCAGGAATGTCAATGTAGTGATCTTCAAACAAGTTTTTAAGACCGCCGATGAAAGACTCAGCAATTTCGCCACGCAAACCGCTGTCTACAGCAAGT